ACTGACAGCGGGCTCTTTACTGATATTTGCTACGATTTAACTGGTTTACATGCTTTCAATCAGTTAATAGCAAAAGGTTACATGTCCCCATTAGTTCCTAAAAAGACTAACTATGAATTAGATATTAGTGATGTTAAATTAGGACAGGATGGCGACTATGCAAAAGGTCAACTCCAACTCGCTGTGGATAAATATGAAGTAACTGTAGAAGCATTAAAGGAAGCCGTTGAATTAGGACACGATAGAAACTGCTGGCTTATATTTGCATCCGGAATTGAACACTGTGACCACATATCAGAAATACTAACTGATCTTGACATATCAAATGTGGTTATACATTCTAGGATAAGTAATCAAGAACGATTGGAAAGGTTAGAACTATTTAAAACAGCTCAAGTAAAGGCTGTTATAGGATTTAGAGTGATGACCACAGGCTTTAATCATCCTCCTGTAGATTTAATTGTCGATTTATATCCTACGACTTCACCTTCCATGCATGTTCAAAAATATGGTCGCGGAACAAGACCTTATGACCACACTAATCCTCAACAATATCGAGCTGGTTTTGATTATATCAAAAAGGATTGTTTAGTTCTTGACTTTTCAGGTAATACAAGAAGACTTGGACCCATAAATGATCCAGTAATGCCAAGGAAAAAAGGTGAAAGTAAAGGAGGTCAAGCTCCTGTAAAAGTATGTGAAGTCTGTAATTGTTATAACCACACTACAGTTAGAATATGTAGTTACTGTGGAGCTGAATTTGTTTTCAAAGTCAAAATAAACACTGAGGCGGGTACGGATAAACTTATAAAAGATGATTTTCCTGTTTTTGAAACATTTAAAATAGATCACATAATTTATGCTCAACACGTTAAAGCTGGTCGCAAAAGTTTAAAAGTATCATATTATTCAGGTCTTAGAGTATTTAATGAATATATTGGAATTGAATATACTGGTTATGCAAAGAATAAGGCTAATTTATGGTGGCAGGAACGAGCAGGAACAAAATCTCCTGACTCTTTATTATCAGCAATGTATTTGACGGATAACCTTAAAAAGCCATCACATCTAAAGGCAATAACAAATAAAAAATATCCTGAAATCCATAGTTTTATTTTTGGTGAATCAGAAAAGGCAATTAAAACGAAAACTATTGAACCTGAATTGGAAGCCTATGATGACTCAATTCCTTTTGAATCAAGCACTAAGCAATCCTTTAGCGATGATGAGTTCTCATTTTAAAAATAACGCTTGTAAATTATATTTATTTAGTTTACAATTTTAACCGTAGTAAAAAACATTAAAACTTACCATTAAGAGGCTTAAACAATGTCAAACAAAATAGATCAAGAACAATTAAACGATATTAATGAATTGTTGAAAGAAGGTGAAGTATTGAGCGAATTTCCAGAAGCTCCTGCTATCGTTAATTTAGAACCAGAAATCGTCCCCAATGCTGTCGATGCTGCCGAAGCAAAGAAACAATCTGCTGCGGAAAAGAAAGCTGCTGCTGATGCCAAAAAAGCAGAAGCCAAAGCTAAAAAAGAAGCCGAAGCAGAAGCAAAAAAAGCTGCCAAACAAGCTGAACTGGACAAAAAGGCTGCTGAAAAGGCTGTTAAAGAAGCAGAAAAAATTGCCAAGGTTGCTAAGAAAACCGAACCGAGACCAGAACGTCTTATCAAAAACGGAATTAAATATCCAAATCCTGGCACATCGGCTTTTGCAATTTGGAAAATTATCAATGATCTGTCCGCTACAAAAGGCGAATTGGCTACAGTAAAAGAAGTTTCCGAAGCGACTTTGGGTCAAACTTACACCACTACAAAAGGTGATTCCGTTATTATTAGCCAAGGAAACGTTACTCCTGAATACTGGGCATACAAAAAGTTTTATGGTTTTGTAACACCGCGTTCCACTTCTGTTGCTAAAGAAATACCTGCTGCCGAATCTGCTGCTGAATAAATCCACATCAAACCGGGATACATTTTGTATTCCGGTAGCTTGAAACTAATTTTATAATTACATCGAGAAGCTAATGCCAAACAATCAACCTCCCGAAAAACGACTTGAAGATCCAGATTTACTTCAAGTTCACTCAATTTTCAAAACAATCCAAGGTGAAGGACCATTTGCAGGAACACCAGCAATCTTTATTCGATTAGCTGGATGTTCTCTAGCTTGTCCAAATTGTGATACAGATTACACATCATCAAGACGTTATATGCGAGTCGATAAAATACTTGAAGAAGTATTAAAACTTGAGAATAAAGCAGGTTTTATTGTAATAACTGGCGGTGAACCATTTCGTCAAGATATAAAAGATTTGATGTGGAGCCTATTTCAAGCTGGTTATTTTGTTCAAGTAGAAACAAATGGCACTATTAAACCTCCTCTTGAACCTCCTCTTGGGTTTTTTTATAGTAAAAACATAAGTTCAAGGCATGGAATTTATGTTGTTTGCTCCCCAAAAACACCATCAATAAATCCCGTTTATAATAAAATTTCCTGTGCGTTTAAATATGTCATGGGATATAGCGAATCAGAACATGATGGATTACCTTTTAACGTTCTCGGTTTAGGTCTAACAAAACAAGTAGCTAGACCAGATAAAAACTTTACTGGCTTAATTTATCTTCAACCTGAAGATTTAAAAGATCCAATACAAAATGAACTTAATCAAAAGGCTTGTCTAGAATCCTGCTTAAAACATGGGTACATTTTTTGTTTACAAATCCACAAATACATCGGAGTAGAATAATGGAAACTAAAAGAACAAAAGCACTTGTAGTATTATCCGGCGGTCAAGATTCAACGACCTGTTTATTCTGGGCAAAATCAAAATTTGATGATGTCTATACTATAACTTTTGATTATGGTCAAAAGCATAGACGTGAGATTGGATCTGCTGAAAAGGTATCCGATATGGCTGCTATATGCGCTCATGAAACTATACGAATCCCAGGAATTCTTAGTTCAACATCACCGCTTGTAGATTTATCCAAACCACTTGAACAGTACGAAAACGCTGAACAAATGGAACAAGTAATCGGTAATCGTATCGAAACAACTTTTGTTCCTATGCGGAACATGCTGTTTTTAACTATTGCAATGAATAGGGCTATTGCGCTAGGTTGTGATGCTGTTGTCACTGGTATCTGTCAAGAAGACAATGCTAATTATCCTGATTGTACTGAATATTTTAGAGAAGCTTTTGAAATTGCAGCTAATACGGCATTAGGTAACTATGCAAGAGAATCAAAAGAAATACATGTCATTGCTCCATTGATGAACATGTCAAAAGCAGAATCAGTTAAACTTGCTGCTACACTTCCCGGTTGTATGGACGCATTAGCCTTTAGCCACACTTCTTATGATGGTAATTATCCACCTACTGATATGAATCACGCTAATATTCTTCGGGCAAAAGGTTTTGAGGAAGCTGGTTATCCGGATCCTTTAGTTGTTCGAGCATGGCAAGAAGGTCTAATGGAACTTCCTGAAACTGAAAATTACACTTTATTCAGTTAATGGATATTATCTCCCATGCAATAGCGGGAGCATCAGTAGGGTTTCATTATGGAAGCCCTACAATTGGTGCATTAGTAGGAATTGCCCCTGATTGCGTGTTAAGCATAAAACGGCTACATTACCCTACAAACCTTTATAACCACACTCACAGTATTATTCCTTTAATAATTCTGGGTATATATGATTATTTTTATACTACTCAACCGATAGTATTTTTTGCCTTATTAAGCCATATAATTCTTGATTTACCGACACATGGTAAAATATGGGCTCCAGCTTTATTTTACCCGTATAGCAAAAAAAGATATAGTTTTGGTGATGAATGGGAATGGTTTTCAACATCGTGGTTTACTGGATTAATCATAACAATAATTTGGAGTTTTATATGGATCAATTTATAAGAATAAGTCATTGGTTGCCGATAGTGACTTTTTGCCCAGTCAATGGAATACCTGATTTCCTTTATGTAACGGTTGTATTTAAAAATCAATTCAGGGAATTATATTCGGTAAGAAAAGAATTTAAAAGGTTTCAATTCTCAAAATGTTTTATGGAAGACATTGCGGATGATCTTACAAAGATATTTCCGGATGCTGTACAAGTTACAGTAAGATTGGTAACTGGTCGCCACATTGTAATAGTAAGGAAGTAGAA